TCCCAAAGGAGTCCTGCTACCGTCATCACCAACCCTTACTTCGTTATTCCCCTTCGATTCTATGTGTGCCATAGCATACATCTCCTACAGGATAGTCTCTGCATATCTGTGGTCTATTATCGTATATCTTACACCCATCTTTGTAGAATTTGCAAGTACCTTTTAATTTAAACTTGACTTTATAATCTTTCCCGACTTTCTTGACCCCTGCTCCAAAAAAGCTATAAAACCTTGCATCATCTTCTGTCATACAAACTTCAACAGAAGGGTTCTTACAACAAAGACCACTCCTAACACATTTATGTTCCATTAATCATCTACTAATAATAAAGTAAACCCACCAGAAACAATAGCTGTTCCTGTATCAACTGACGCTGTTAAAAATATATCTGCTTTAGCTCCACAATTTTTCAATACTTGGTCTAATGTGCCGCGCTCAAGACATGAAATAAAAAATAGGCTTAATGCTTCTTTAATATTTTTCATAGCCGATTTTTCTGTTTTGCCTTGAGTAACAACATCAAGAATAGGGCAAGAAGCCACATACCACCCATCATCTTTTTTAATCAAGACGGGTAATTTTGCATGAAGATTAAAGTGTATTTTTCTGCTCATAGTTTTATTAACGGCAAATATGCCAAAAACCTAATGTTTCATAGATATAACAGTTTCTACCTATTGGTATATTATACTGTACCCTTAGTTATTATATATCGGTTTTGGTATTTTTGCGAGTTTCATCATAAAACCATATTACAGCATCTCTACTCATTTTTCCATTCCTCGTAATGTCTTTCTATTTCGTCATGTACTGTTTTAAACTTCAGTTCTGTCATACATAATGGAGTTCTTAGCTTCTCATGTAAAGGGCAAGACTCAAGAGAATAATGCAGTTGATGACAAGGATAACATGGCACAACATCTTCGGGTGCGTGTAAACTGGTACAGTTCTTCCAGTATTTCGACAGATTCTCTTCTGTCGAGTGAGATAGCAAGACAATTTTATGCGTGTCATAGCACCCTGCTGCATTGAGTATCCCTGTCTCTGCGCCAACAACCAAGTCAACATATTTAGTCATTAGCATGGCTTGACGTATAGACCACTTATCTGACCTACACTTAACTCTTGGATGTTCCCATTCAAGCATAACACTTATTGTATCACCAACCAATACGAAAACTATATCATTATAATCCTTTAAAAGCCAATCACAAACTATTTGTGTGTATGGGTAATTTTTATGGAACGAACTGCCAGCGAGTGACCACATGACGACAAACTTACCTCGTAACTTCCTACGGTAGCTTTTTGCGAGACTTTCTTCAAGGTTTGTGAAAAAGAGTTCCCCGTTTTTGCCCGTAATCTCAGGGTATCCTGCAACCTTGAATTGCTCGTCATAGTAGTTTCTATTACACTTCTCATGTCTTACTTCCTTATCCCAATTAAAGGAAGGCTTGCCCTCAATCTTGAGTAAGCCACCTTCAACTGAGCCAGACAGATTAATGAACTTGTCGTAACCTTTAGCCAGATTCTCCCAATACTCCCCAAGCTCTTCATTAGGTATCTCATCTTCTTCCTGCATTAGAAACTTATCAATGTGTGGGTTGTTCCTCAGAACGCTCTGCGCTCTCGGAGTCATGTTCATTGTCACATGGTAGCCCTCTTCCTTCAATTTCCTCAATAAAGGAGTAAGCATAATTACATCTCCGAAAGCCCCGTATCTGACTACACAAGCTGTTTTCCCTTCCATTGGCTTCAAGAACTGCCATTGTTCTTTCCAATGTTTCTCTGGTAAGTTCATTTGATTTCTTTTTCTTGGAATTGTCCATTTTGTACTGTGTTCTTTCTGTCTGGTTTTCTTGCTATCCCTCCCACTATGGGAGTATCTATTCTTTTAGATATAATGCGTATTGTTTTGTCAAACCTATTTTCCAAGTCTTCATATCTTACATATATAATATTAAAACCTGCCATGCTATACATCCAAGATGCTTTGTGATGTTGCCATCTTGCCAACATAGAAGGATGCTGTTTCATCTGATACCGTAACACACCACCAGAAGGAGGAGCTACTTTTAATTCCTCAATGTTCTCACACTTTGGTGCTTCTTGCCATTGTATGTCATTCCAATGTTTAAGGCAACTTTTAAATACACCATCTTCTTCTCTATAGATATAAAATACATGAGCAAACTTTTGTATTTCTCCCATTACACTTCTAAAGAAGTTAGCATCATAATGAGACTTAACTATGAAATGTGGTTTATGTAATCGCTGCAATAAACGTAAGATATTCTCTGGAGCATAAGGAGTCATATCTGGATAGTCAAAATTAACATAAGGAGAACTGACATACCCAAAGTTTAACGCTAACGAGTTCAT